CTGCTTAGGATCCAATGTTGATATCATTTTTAGGGCTGAGGCCATTAATATCATAGCCACACCTATTTTAATAAGGGCATTTGTTACTGAACCTAGGGCATATATTCCAGTCATAGATTTGGCAAATTCGCCACTCGACAATAGCTTCATTAATATAGCCATTGCGCCTACCATATCTGCGAGTAAAGTGGTGACCGCTCCAAGACCTTTTGCTAAATCCGCATTATCTATTTCTGACAATATCTTTAAGGAAACAGCCAAAGCAAGTACACCGAGAGCAATCTGTTTCAAAGATTTTGCTTGTACTTCGGTTGTCATGTTGTTTAACGCATTCGTTAAAGCTGTTAAAGTTCCACTAATATTAGAAGGAAGTTTTTTGGCAGTTGCTAAAAACGTATTTATTACATTTTTAACACCTGTGAAAAGCGACATATACGATGATAGATTAAATTTAATTTTTGCAAGAAGCTGTCCTCCGAACAATCCTGTCCAGATAACACCCATCATGGTCATAGCGCCATTAAGATCGTCTATACTTCCAACAGTCTTTCCAAACCCGCTAATCAACTTTCCGATACTTTTGAATATGGTGTCAAACACTTTGCTTATAACGTTTCCGGCTCCTTCTACAACCGATGCTAAGAAATCAAAAATATCAGTTGCCCCTGAAATTTTAGCTAAAGCTTTCCCAATGTTAGCAAAACCTTCTGATAAACTTACAGATTTGCTAGTGATTCCTGTAATAGCTTTACCGAATGCGACGAAAACTTTAAGAACCCCAGAAACAATATTAAACGCAGCTTTAAATATGGAAAATACGCCAACCATGACGTTTTTAAAGCCATCCATTTCTTTATGCGCACGATAAAAATTAGAAATTGAAGCGTTGAAATCCATCATAAATGATCTGAAATTCTCAACACTGGCCTTAGGAAATACTTCCGTTAAAGCTTCTCCTATTCTTTTGAAAGCTGTTATAAGTAATTTACCAATATTCCCCATAGAATGACCAAAATCGGCAAATACACTATGTGTTGATTTCGCAACTTTGGCTATTTTTTCAAGATCTTTATATCCTTTTTCAGAAAAAGCCTTTATCTCATCTTCAGAAAAAGTTCCTCCGTTCAAAAGCCTCAGTATGACTCCCAAACGATTACCGAAATGGTCTATTGTTTTTGTAAAAACTCCAACACTTTCTTCTGTTCCAACTAAGTCTTTCTTTACCTGGGTAGTAAAAGCAGATATCGCTTCTCTGATACCATTAAATAACGGAATCGCAGCTTCCATAGCAGGAGTTATGAATGCTTCGCCAAGTCTTGATAAAGCAGTCTTCATATTAGCCAATGAACCGGAGAACGTCTTATTAGCATCCTTGGCGTGATCCGCAAACCTGCTCATAGCAGCTGTGAAATCTTCGAAACTGACTTCTCCTTTCGTTACCATATCACGAACGGCTTCTTCTGTAGTTCCAAAATATTCAGCCAAATATGCTGCAGCATTAAGACCTCTTGATTCAAGCTGTCTCAACTGCATAGTCATAAGTTTTCCCTGACCGGCTACAGTTGTAAATATCTCGGCAATACTGCTATAGTCTGAACCAACCAATGCTGCTACACCGGATACAGATTTCAGAGTAGCTTCCATCTGATCCAGATCTTTTATTCCTGAAGCAAAGAAAGAAGCTGAAGCTTTGGCTGCTTCATCCAGACCGTAAGCAGTCCCATCAACTGCCTCGTTTACACGACCCATTATTCCTTCTACATCAGCACCAAGACCCTCTAACAGGAATTTGGCCTGTTCAAGTTTTTCAGCTCTTATAAAACCGCCGGTCTTTATCTGGTTGCCAACGGCTTTGATCCCGTTACCGATTTTTAAAGCCATGTCGATACCGGCATTAGTCAAACGCTGGATTATTGTCATTCCGACTATTCCAAGAGTAGAAAATCTATGCTCAATATTGCCAACAGCATCTGCTACATTATTAAGATCATTTCCACCCATATTACCGGCAAGATTATTTAAACCATTGGAAGCATTAATAGTGGAAATCTGCTCGTTTAATTTTTCGAGAGCGGTTATCGTTTCCTCGATTTTTTTCATAAAGTCAGAGTTATCAAAATGCATTTCAACAACTCTGCTGTCAACTGAACCTCTCATCTATTTATTTCCTTCCAAATATCGTCTGCTAAATTATCAAATATCGGCTGTAGTGCTGGGTTGATAAAATCTCTTCCTGCCACATAACCGCCGGTTCCTGTTCCGTGGCCGTATTGAATAAGAATGGCGACATTATAGCCGCCCTCAATATCATAATTATGAAACGTAATAGAATAATTTCCATCTCCGCCATCTATCGTATATCCCCACGATGACGCTGCTAACTGGGTGTCTTTAGGCGTTGCATTTCTAAGAGCTTCGACGCCTTTCTGTCCAGCGGCATGAAGAACAGGCAAAACGTTATTATTTGCGTTTTTCAAAAAATCTATAGTCTTTGAAAAATTACCTTTATTAGTTGCCCATACTTTCATATCTAACCTCTTGACTTCAATTTAGCTCTTCTCTTTGCGTTTAATGCTGCCTGGGACTGAGCCATATCCTTCGTCATTTTCTTCTTAGGCGTATTCTTAGCACTAAATATTTTGAGTAATGCGAATAACCTGTTTATATGCCACTTTTCGCATTCAAAAGGAATACCGGCTGAGATCATCCAGTAATAAATAAGTTCCGAAGTTATTGTTTCACTCTTCTGTTTTTTCTTGTTCTGTTCAAAAAAAGTAACGGTCGTAGCCGTCATTGGAGAGTCCATATAATCTGATATTGTCTTTATTTCCTTAGCTGAAATATAATTAATTATGCCAGGGTCCTGAATAGGACTTACCATCATACACTTAATGTAATCAAGCAGCTCTTCTCTTGTTTTGTTGTTTGATGAAAGAAAAGGTTTCAACCATCTTGATTCCCATTTGGAAATAGAAATCAGAGAATGCTCCAGTTTTAATGTCTGCGCTTTTATTGTTATAAATCTGTCAGTAGATTCGTCAAATAATTCCATTTCGGGAATTTCAAGAAGCAACATAATTCTTTACCGCAGACGTACCTAAATCATCAGGCATTATTCCGTTAATAAAATCTGAAGCAGCATTATCTTCTTCTATAAGCTCCATAATAAGAACTGAGAAAGCTTCTGTCTCTTCAAAAGCTTTTGAAATTTCCGGTGATTTCATAAACCTTTCGCCGTCATCAGATTTTTCACCATATGCGAGAAGAACTATATCCCTAAAAGCTTTCCAAAGTTCAGAATTATCTCCGGATTTTGTGATCTCTTCAATATATGAAATGAAACCTTTTGGAGTCTTATACTGTAGATCTACAAGTTCTGATTTCTTAAGATTGAAAAAATAATCCTTTTCTCTTTCTACTCCATCGTAATTTGTATACTTTAAAGTCTTTTTAAGCATTGTCAGCTCCTTTCTAAAAAAGAGGTCCCATTTTGAATCTTTGGGACCTCTTTGCTATTTAACAGTTTTTACGCTGCGTTAAAGATAGTGAATACTTCCTCAGGAAGCGGAAGTCTTGGAGATGCATTCTTATAATAATAAGTTGCGCTTGAACTATAAGTGGCTGATGCCGCAGAAGTGTATGTGCTTCCGTCTTTCGTGTACAGATTGGCTTTCTTTGATGCAAAGTTCTCTGAAGTTACATCTGTAGCTTCTACATAAGCATCAGCACCGGTTCCATAAAGAATGCCTTCAAGAGTAGCAAGTTTTGTGTTATCTTTACCACCTGTGAGTTCTGTCGTATCGATTGTCAGAATGCTTGTCTTCTTGAAAGAAGCCCCAACGATCGTTGAATCGATAGCTACAGGAGTAGTGGTGAATTCCCAGCTGAAAGTGATTGCTTCCGGGGAATCGTTGATAGTAGCATAAGCTCTCTCAGATGGTGATACAGATGCTCCGTAGATAAGATGCAGTTTATAACCGTGAGCTTCGCCTTCTGTATCATTTCCGACAACTGTCTTATAAGCAAGACCGAAACTTTTTCTGTTCTGCTGTCCGATATGAACGCCAGTCACAAGCGTGGCTGATCCGTCACACTGAGCCCAGTCATCAGGATATGTGTAAGCCTCGATAGTTCCTCCAAATTCCTCAGCAGATCTCAGAGACAGATACTTTGAGTTATTTGCATACAGAGCTGTCTCTTCGGCACCTGAAGGAGTCTCTGTTACACCGGTAAGCCCGTTCCAAGGAACTCCTGTCTGGTAAGTAGCTCCTGATCCGGCTACATAAAGCGCACATTCGCTCACACCAGTTTCGTAAGTACGTTCGCCAGCCTGGTCCCATACCATTTTAGGCATATTATTTCCTCCTTAATAATATAAATAAAAGATATGATGATACAGATTATCAGTGATAAAAGAACGATTAAAAATACAGTAAGGAAAATGCTGTATTATAGCATCTACAATATTGTTGTCTGCTTTTTTCGTTATCAAAGTAACTTCATATCTTTTGTGATAGTAGTATGTTTTGTTGTTTGCAAAGTCGTTAGATATGTCATTCAATTTATAAACTATACAGTCATAGTTTATTTTTTGTGATTCCGGGGGTTGAAAATATACGTTATCTAAACCGAGTACTGCTTTTAACTCTTCATGCAATTCAAGCCTGCTCGCCATTATATACACCCCCAATACTAAGAACTAACCTGGGATATTGAACATCGACAGCTGTAACTTTCCATAAGGAATTCATGAATTCGACATATCTGATATATTGGAAGTTCTGTAAGGCGTATGGATCACAAACAATACTTATCTCGTTTTGAAGAGTTATGTTATCGTTTATGTCTTGCGAAGACTCCCATCTTTTATGATTACGTGTCATATCGCCACTATATAATCTTTCAACGGGTTCCGGCGTCCATACGCCAGGCGATGTTTCAGTCGTGATAATATAGCCGACTTTTCCATACCATTTAGCCATTTTTACAAATTACTCCCATTTTGAATATTTAAAATTTTACTCTCCAGTTTCACCAGTAGCTCCTGTTGCTCCTGTTGCTCCTGTTGCACCGGTCGCTCCTCCAACATTGCCTGTAAGGACAAGAGCTGAGAACGGCTTGATCAGAGCACCTGAGATTCTTGTTTCGATCAGGTACTTCATCTGGTTGTAATCGATGTCGAAGTCGTCGAACAGGTTGATTTCGCCGCCCTTGTCAGCACCGACGTTGTAATCGGCCATGTTTACGATAATTCCGAGCAGATCCTTATTGTTTATCTTCTGGCCTTCCATTACCTCGACTTCAACGATTTCCTTCACTCTAAGAGCAGTAGCCAGTTCGGTGTCTGACTTATACAGCTTGTGACCGATCTGGTCCTCGAGCAGGAGCATTTCGGTGTGCATATCAGCAGTAGTAAACAGAGTAGGAGTTCCAGATCCCTTGTAGTTCTTTCTTGCTCTGATTGCAGAGTCAATAAAGCTCTTCGCGATATTATTTGTATTAGGAACATTTACAGGAACTGAGAACAGAGGCGCATCAGTAGCGATAGGTCTGATATGACTCTCGGAGATCTTGTCATCAGATGCTCCGGATCTTCCATCACCGATCAGCATAGCTCTTGCGATTTCCTCTTCCAGCATGAGTCTCATCTCACCACGGATCCATGCGACGACATCGAAATCTGTGATGTCAATAACATCATCTCTGTCGAGCTTCTGCTTCTTATAGATAGTCTGAGGATCGGTAGTTCTCTTAAGCAGGGTGAATACTTCATCCTTCTTCAGGTGGCCCTTCAGGTAACCCTTTGCCCTTGCTTCATCTTCTGTAATATCAGCAAATACAGACTTGATTCTGCTGAATGGAGTATGATGAGCTCCGCCCATTACCTTCTGAACCCAACCGGTTTCTCTCTTGATCCACTCTGGCGGATTGTTCATTGATCTATACTCAGGGAAAAGCATGTCAGGATCTCTGAAACCATAAGTCTGAGATGCCGTGGTAGATGACGGGCCTACCATTCCATCAGTAGGGATTGAATGTGCCAGAACACCGTCTTCCATATGCATAAGAACCGAATCTCTCAGTGATCCGAGTCTCTTTGCGTCAGCAAAGATCGTATCCATATCTTCGTGGCTCAGATAGTTGTCCTGTCTTTCATCAGTGTCAAATACGTTGTGCTTCATATCTTCGTCTTCCTCTCCTTCTGCCTCGACTCCAGCATCTTCAAGAGCCTGGCCAATCATAAAGTAAACAACATTCTTCTGTTCTTCTGTAAGTTCGTCAAATACGTCCTTTACAGTCTTTTCATTATCAGCATGTTCTAATGCCATTTCTTCTTTTCCTTTCTCCTCTTTTTCTTCCTCTTCTTTTTCTTCAACAGGAGGTTCTTCTTTTTCTTCCTCAGCAGGTTTCTCTTCTACAGGATCTTCCTGAGCATCCTCATGCTTGAGATAGATAGGTTCTCCCGTATAGATCGTTGCTTCGGTTTCGCTTTCCTCTCCTGAATGAGCAAGAATTGGAAAATCGATCGAGGCCCCCGGATTAGCTCCCGCCAATACGAGGCTAACTTCTCTGATAACACCATGCAGTACATCTCCGCCCTGCTGTTTGAGCTTGTTTGCATAGATCGAAAGGGCCGTAATATCTCCATGTTCTACTAATGCTTTAGCTGTAGCAGCCTTTGATGTACTATTGAACGATCCGTAACAATAAACGCCATCTTCCCTGTTCTCTAAGAGCGCATGTCCGATGACGTTTTCTGGATCGTTATGACTATGCTGCCAGACTAGTGGAACTGTCTGACCGTCATTATCTTTAAATGCATCTTTACGGATCGTTCTTCCATCAGAGCATCTAAGATCGTTTTTAGTGGCATAACCACTGAAATCATACTTTACTCCCATTTTGAATTTTTCCTTTCAAATTAAAAAAGATCCGAAACTGGAGTTTCCATCGGATCTTCTGGCTCATATTCTTCTTCAGGATACATTTCTTCTTCAACAGGTGTCTGTTCTTCTGCTGCCTGAGCGATGTTGCTGTTTCTGAGCTCATCAGCCTTCGGATCATCAGAAGGTTTCATTCCTATAATCTGTCTTATCTCATTAGATGTTAAGATCTCATTCCTTGTAAACTTATCAGCAATCTCTGCTATCTGTCCAACAGGAACTAATCTGAATGGATCTCTGAAGAATTTTATAGCTTGGTTCTGAGACCGTGCAGTCTTTGTAAGATACTTTCTTTCAAGGGCATCAGTTATAGCTGAAAGAATTGGTTCAATAGTCCTGTTATAATAATTCAACATAACCGTTTCATCAGCAGTGCCTTTGAACACTTCTTCTGTCAATCCTAGCTGACCGTATAACATTGAAGTCAGATACTCGATCTGCGACATGAGATTATTCTCAACAGGTCTGTTAAGCTGGGTTATTCTCTCTGTTCCATCGGTGTAAGCAATACCATACTTAGAACCGACGAGCTGATCTTCTATCTGTTTTCTTCTTGCTTCTGCCTGCTGTCGCTTAAGTTCAGATTTGATTGTATAAGGAAGTTGAATTATAAGATCAAGCTTTCCGGAACTGTTCTGTTCATCAATATAATCGAGAAGATTGAGTTTTCTGATAAGCCGCTGCATCGTAGAATTCGGTTCATTCATTACAGCGTATAGAGGATTCTCTATAATAGCAACTAGCTTTTTAGGAAGAGTTATTTCTTCTTTTCTTCCAGTCTTATCGTTATATAACTGTAATCTTACATGCTCCGGATACCAATTAACTACTTTAGCGGTTCTCATTTCAAGAATATCGTATGCTCCTGATAATTTAGGCTGAATATCAGTCCATGTAGGAACCAAAGCAACACAGCCCTCATCAAACATTGACATGACGATATCCTGAACGAATTCTCTTCCGCTTTGATCGATATTAGCTTCAAGACTGAAAATATTATTCAATCCGGAATTAACATCTTCCAAATATCTCTGATTATCATCAAGTTTTACATGCTTGATATCAACAGCGGCGACATCTATTGCTATTCTATTATAGATTGCCGTTATGATAGAACGTTCATTTCCTCTTGAAAATCGCATACGGTCAGGCCTATAGCTATAGCCATAAGAAGTAGTTTGCCAACTAGTAGGTGATCTTGAAGAAAATGCATTCCAGGCGTTTTTAATTCTTTCGCCTAAAGTAAAATCTGCCATATAGGCCTCCTTTTTTAGAAATCAAAGTTTATCTCCTACATATGCAAAGTTCTTCTTCCAGCTGTTATTAAATATGAAGATCTTTTAGAAGCTAAAGTTGTTCTTTCAGCTCCTGAAAATATAACAGCTTGCATATCAAACACTATTACTGGAGACTCAGCTTTAAACCCACCATATATTGCATCATTGGTGTCTAATACAGCTGAATACCCGTTATTTGATAATTGTTTAAAAAACTTTCCCCTTTGAGTAGACACATCTTTTGCTATTTTACTATTCCCTCCCCCATCTGAAGGAAGGACGTAATTAAACATTCGGTATATAGTATCTAATTCTTTTTCTGTTGGTTTATAGTCTTTATCTGCTAATTTGGATAAAACATCCCTAGATTCTCTATAACCCTTAAATTTATACTTTGAATCAACGAAATAATTTTCCATTCTATTAGGATCTGTTACAAAATTGTAAAAATCTCTGTCTTTACTATACAAATTTTTAAATGCTTTTGCGCCAGAATCTTCGCTTGCGACTTTTATATCTTTATTAGCGATATTTGTTATGCTATACTTTAAATATTTTGTAGACCCTATGCTGTTTCCATTTTCGTCGTAAAGAACTTCTTTAACGGGTTTGTTAAATAATGCATTATACTGATACTGATCTAATTTTTTATGAGTAGAATAGAACATATCTGCATTCTTAGTTCTATCTTTGTTATAGGATAGTGTTTTTAATTCCGTTCCTTCTTTTAAAACTTCATCAAAATGCTTCTTATTGTAAATACTGTTATGTTCTTTTCTTTTTTTATAAATTTTATCTTTTTCCGATCTGGAATAATCTCCTCCGCCTAAAGGATAAGGAGGACCATTTCTTTTACCCCACTTTTGTCCAACTATGCCATGATGAGCTAAATAGTCTTTTGAAATCAAGTTCATAATTTTTACTTCCATTTTGAATTATTCGAATGCTTCCTTATTTAGCTTATATGCTACGTAAGCATCCATCATAGCTGATACATTATCGATCTTTTCTGAGTAACGCTTCTTCAACAGTTTTCTGTTTCCGTTCGTATCCTCAAGTGTAATACAGTTTCCCATCGCAAACGTCATAAGATCCTGATCGAACAGAAGCATTCTCTCTGATGCAAGTTTCTTCAATTCACCAAGAGGAACTGACTCGGTTCTTACACCCTGCTTTACCTGTTCGATTCCGAACGGACCGTTCTCTTTTTCCCATCGTTCTACAAACTCTCTCGCGTTATACGGGTCATATCCGAAGGATCTCACGTCATAATTGGAATCTATGATGAATTGATCCAAATCATCGTAGACTTCCATCATGTCAAGAACTGTTCCTTCAAGAACAATGAGACTTCCTTCTTTTATGAATTCTTCATACTTGGCTCGCATAGCGCCAGGAAGTTTCATCAACGTAAGAGAAGTTATGTAACTTCGAGTTTTGATTCCATATGAACCGTTTCTGAGAGGAAACAGGAAAGTAAATGCACAGAAGTCGTCTCCCTGTGAAAGGTCTGCGCCCATAGAACAAGGCATAGACCAGAAACTGCGCTTTCTATGAGGAAGAGTCTCTTCATAAGTAAAGAAGTATGTGTATCCTTCCATCGGGATTCCAAATCTCTTTGCAAGAATATCGTTTCTAGCTGCAGGATTGTTTTCTGCCTTCTCGACTTCCAGCTGATAAGTCTCATAGGTCACGGTCTTATCAAGATTCGGATTTGCTTTTAGCCACATCGCCGGATCGGATACTTCTTTTACATCATCAAGTTTGTAATACCAGATAGAAACATGAGGGTTGACGTATTCGCCTTTAAGAATACTCATCAACTCCATTTTGATCTCGTCCCCAGATCTGTTTCTAACAGTTCCTTCAGAACTCATAGCAACAATAAGCCAGTCATCATTCTTAGAAGCGCCCTGTTCGATAGCTCCGACTACGTCTTCCTTAATATCACCGGAAAGCCATTCATCTACAGTCGCAATCTTACATCTGAGACCCTGAAGCTTATCGATTCGCATAGGCCTTACTTCTAAATATGAACCGGTAAGAAAATTTTCTATACCTTTCTTAGTAGTTGCGAGTTTCTGTCTGTTAGCTCTGGAACCTGTGGTGTTTTGAAGCGACCCTTCAGTCAAAAACTTAAAAAGAGGACCTCTGGCCCTCATAATGCTTGTTGCTATCGGCGACATTATCTCCTCAGATTGCTTCATCGTTGGCGATGTCGTTATCTGATGCGTCGTTGATGTATCCACATTCAAAAAATAACTTTGAATGCATGAACCATACATTGATTTAGCTGCGCCTCTTCCTACTATTAAGTATTGTTTGTTGATAAGACGCTTTTTTATTCGCTTATTGACATAGTGACCGCCGGGTTTGTCTTTATATGGTTCGTAGACACTTCGCTCTACAAAATAATACCACCCAAAAACCTGTTCGCCCCAGAGTTTGAATGAATCGAGCATATTAAGGTCTGAACCATCAGTTAATGTAAGTTCTGATTCACAATAATCGATCCATCCGTTGATCGCTTCATCATCGTAATATATTCCGGGATTCTTAATAAGATCATCTATTCGATTCATCTCCATAGAGATTTCACGATTCACAGGAATATCGCCGCGTATTACGGCATCTCTGAATTGGCCGTAATATATCGGCGTTGCTGTGTTTGATAACATGGTTTAATAAGTCTTACCTATAACTTTTATATTTCCTTTTGTTCTGTATTTTGGAACTGCGTATGCTCCTCTCCAATCTGTTCGAACAGTACTCATATAAGTATTATATTTTTTAGTTCTATCGGCTAAATCTTTATTGTTTTTTCTAGTCAAATTATTAGCAACTTGGCTACGCCTTTTAACAATTTCGATTCTCTTTCTATCATTTTTTATAATTTTATCAACATATGCTTCTGCTCTTTTGTTATCGACAGTTCTTTTAAGATTAGACTTTCCAGAATTAATTGCGTCTTTAACACCAATCTTCATAATCTTAGCATCAGTCTTGCCCATTCTAAGATATTTAGCACCTTTAGATATAGCAGCCTTTCCGATTCCGCTTTTCAAAGCCGCCATTCCTATAGCTCCTGCGCCAACAACAGCCGCACCAATAGCAGCTCCTTTAAGAAGTTTCTTTTGTTTATTAGATAAAGCAAAAGCTTCTTTATTCTTTTGCTTAGCCGCATTAACTTCATTTCTAAACTGCTGATTTGAGGATCTTCTTGCTTCTCTGCTTCCATAGTTCTCTCTGAAAGCCTGAATATTTCTTCTTCCCGCAGTTTTTACACTTTGTCTGTATTGCTGATTTGCGGCGCGGCGTCTCATTCTTCCGGTAGATTGGGGGTCGTGTCTTACGCCCCACTTCATGCCTTTTACACCGTGGTGCATTAAATAATCTTCGGAAGTTAAATCGTCATGCACCAATACTTTAGACGCGGATTTAGCTAATATTTTTTTTCCAATCATCGCCCCAGCTCCGCCAGCCGCGGCACCAATAGCGGCACTTACAAATATGGAACCACCTTTATCAAATATTCTTTCAACAGCAGTCATACCATCTCTTCTATCATTTCTGACATTATCCCTATATTGTTTTTCTAACTGATATCTCTTATTTGCATCTCTAAGTTCTTTATCAGTCATTGTTTTTGAACGCCTATATGTGGAATATTCATTATTCTTTACTCTTCTAGACGCTTGTGTTTTTACTAAATTACCTGCACTTTTTGCATATCCTTTAGCTGCTCCTTTTATTCTGGTGCCGTCATAATTCTGAAATCTTCTGACGCCCCACTTCATGCCTTTTACGCCGTAATGCATGAGATAAGTTTCATCATGATACATTTCTAACCTTCTTTTTATCTAAATCATCTAAAAGATCTTCAACTACATATTGATATTGATTTCTAGAGCCAGTCCATATATCAGAATCTGTGACTTTCTTTTCCCCATACTTTCCAACTATAGAATCAACTACTTTCTTATTCTTCTTTGTATAATCTTTCCATAAAGCATCTTGTTGTTTGGCATTGTTTTTATACTGAGGATTTTTATTCTTTACTTGTTTTTCCGCTTTCCAATATACATCGTTATATTTTACAGCTTCGTATAATTTATCTTTATCTCTTTCAGATGGTTCGCCTATTGATTCGCGCCATTTTTTTAATTCTTTTTCATAAATAGGCTTTGCCATTTTATCTGCTAATTTTTCAACTTCTATGTCCATCTTAACATCATATTCAGCATTCTTTTTTACATGGCTCCTAAAATCTTCTAATGCTTTATTTCTCTCATTAACATATGTGCTATTAAGATGTTCCTTAATTAATTCTCGCCTTTTATTATCAGATTTTGCTCTTTTAACTTTCTTATATAGCCGTTTTTG